CCGGGGAGTTCTGTTGCAACTCCTGCCGTATCCTTTATCGATCTTCCAATTGTGAATCCTAGTAAATTAATTGCCATTTTTTCTCCATACTATAATTAGTTAACATCTTTCACTGTGTGATAGGAATATTCAACCGTAACTGTAAATTCTACTAATGTATCTATGGAGTTTGCATCCATGGAAATTGGTCCAACGATTGTTGGCCAACAATCAAACAGCTCAACTTCTTTTAGAACCGTACTACCATCAGCTCCAATTTGTTTTATTTTCCACGGATCTGTGGTAAAGTCATTCCAGTCATTATTACTCACGTTAGTCCTATGGTCATTTATTAGATTACTCCAGTCATTGAAACTGGTCCATAAAGACTTGTCTGCACCTTGATCTAACACCCTAAATGTCCACGGAAAGTATATCCTGTCACCCGGCCATTTAAGAATTCTTCCTCTATATGGTATTCTGATCGGGTTTACCTGACTTGGTGGTAGACTTACTGCACGGATAAAGAATCTGCTGTTATCTCCCAATTGTGCATCATTTCCAACTCCCGATGGAAATGACATCTCGACATCATAGCGATGGGTTCTATTGCCCCCATTAAACGCATCAATGAAATTGTCAAGATTATTTGCCATTAATAGGAACTCCCACCAGAAGAGCTAGAGCTAGAGCTAGAGCTAGAGCTACTTGAAGAAGACCCTGATGAACTAGTTGTACTTTGTTCTTTTGAAATTGAGAATTTTAGAGTTATGTCCTGAATACTAAGAATGAAATTGAGGGTTATTTCAACAATCAAATTTCCTACAAGAACAGTGCTTGGTGGGTTATTGGTTTCATCACATTTGACCGAATAGTCTCTCAATCCTCCCCCAGCAACTATTCTTCTTAATATTGTTGTAATTGCTGATGTAAGTGATGCCCTATTACTCGCCTCATTTTCTCTGAACCTATACGCTCTGGTTATTTTGGTGATATCTCGAATAATCTGCTGATACGTTAATGATACATTAGCATAGTTGAATATGGTTTTAGTTGTATCCATATTTCCTGTTCTATCACCATACAAACAAAGTGAAGTGCCTGGAAATGATCGTACCACATTTACGTTTTTTGCTTCGAGTTCAGAGCGATCATCCGAAGTGAGATCATATTCCATTCCAACAGCACCATCAAGACGACCGTTGTCGATGCCCGCAGGTGATGAATATGGTGAGCTGGACGCTTTATTTCTTGCCATGCAACCAGCTACATCAGCAGCAACGCCTGTTGTTTTTAAACTAGAACTTATGGAAGATGAAATCCCAAAGTGTTCTTTTTGACCAGCAACATGGAAGGTATTTCTAGTCTGCGTTGTTTCACCAATTACCGGAATTCCTTCTGGGTCTGTAGATGACATTGGAGCTTTTACATCCACCTGACAAATTGCCATACAGTCTCCGATACCATCTTCCGCAATAGATCTATTTTCAGCAATATCTATGACGGTATTATTATGTGTTGGATTTGTAGTGAAGACACAATCAATTGTACTGTTGACATATTCTTCTATGATTGTTTTGGCGTTATTAACCGTAGGTGGTAAGTTATCTGGTGCTCCTGCAACAAGACAATTGCCTCCATATAAGAGGTAGTTAGCAACAGACCAAAAATCAGATCCGAAACCAGTTGGTGATCCGTCTAAATTTTCATCTGGTCCATTTGGCCAATTTCCAGTTGAATTTCCGTCTGGAGTCCTATTTTCGTATACAGTACCATCATCATCCTGTTCACCTGAATCTACATACCAACCAGTATCATATATTGCAGAAAGTCTTGCATACAAATCAGCAGGACTAGTCAATATCATATATCCTTGACTACGTTCTTGCTCATTCCCTAGAGCAGCTAATAAATAATTATAACTTGGAAAAGCCGCTAGGAAGTCACTGGGGGATTCTGATGCGGGTACAACAGATCTTTGTGATGTGTTGATATCTATGTTAATATCGCTCATACGATTCTCCGGAAGTAATGTCTATTTCTAAGTTATTTATAGAAATGGAGTGTCGGAGCCTTTCCAATAATCCTCTCCGTCATAGAAAGATGTGGGTTCCTGATCATCAACAGTGGTCGAGAATCCAAATGGGAGAATATCCTCTTCAATTCTCTTCATTTCGTCCTCATAAATGTCTTTCCTAATATCCAGATCCGTTAGATTTTTAAAATATTCCTGTCTAGTAAGCCAAGAAAATAAAACTAAGCACATCACTAGATCGTCATTATGTCCATCATCTGCTTCAAATGATGCACCTTTTGCTACGAATGTGTAGAGTTCTTGGATCATATCCATATCATCCAATAGTAGTTTGTCGTTTTCTATTAGACTTTTTAGGACAGAGCAGCCTAGCTTCTTGACTGGGGCTGTAGTTCGAACACCCAATTGTGATTGAGAGCCCCCGAAACCACTACCAATTACCTGACCAGCTCTACCTTTATAGACGGACTGTAGAACGTTTTCATACTCAAGATCTTGGTATAGGATATCTGCCACCTGCGCTCCGATGTCATTGAGTTCAATGAGACAGTAGGCTTGATTGTATTTGTCACACACACTCCGGATCGCAGTGGGGTACACAAGTGGTGAAATTGTATTATTTCTAAATCTTGCAACTACCTTATATGGACTGGTCGTTATGTCTATAACTACAAAGGCACTGTAGTCCAAACCTTGTCCACGGGCGGTATCTACAGCCATCACGTAGAGATGGTCTTCTATTGGTTGCTCATATATCATCAAGCCATCATTATTATTATCTATCGGGGATATGAAATTTAAGCAGTGTAGCTTTGACGAAGATATTAGGGTATTTGTTGAACCAATAAAGTCACATTCAAATTCTGTCTGGAACTGCTGCTCACTGGTGTTCTTTATCTGCTGTTCTTTCCACTCTTGATCCCTCAGAGGTCCGCCGGGGTACTTGGGAACCTGTGACCAGTGGATCTCAATTGGAATATATTCGTTCTTGCCCTTCTCACCCTCTCGTTTGGTTGCTCCCCTCCAGTAATGGTAAAATAGATTGAGTCCGTTCGGAGTCGAGACCATTAGAACCTTTGTGGACTGTCCAGAGGTGATTGTGGGGTACACAGAGCTAAAGAATTCCTCTGCAATATTCTGAGGAACGTGAGCAAATTCGTCAAGGAAGATCATGTTGAACGAACCACCACGGACTGCGGATGCAGATGTGGATGAGGCTAAAATTCTAGAGCCGTTTTCGAGTTCAATAGATCCTTTGTTCCACTCGACGATTCCCTGTTGGAGCCACAGGGGAAGATACTCATATGCCATTTTTAGACGGCTAAGGATCTCTCTTGCGGTAGATTGTTTATTCGCAAGGACCGCGACAGTCATGCTCTGATTGAACAACACATAGTGTAGAATATAGGAAATCATTGTGGTAGATTTACCAGACTGTCGAGGTAGCTTTGATATCACAAATCTATTATTGTGAACGGCGTTTACAATTTCTTCCTGATAGTCATACAAATTGAATGGTACAAGACCCTCATCCAAAGATACGACTTTTACGTATTTCTTGATGAAGTAAATAGGATCCTGAGCACACTTCATGTACTCCTTGACCTGATCCTTTGTAAACTCAATTCCAATCCCCGCCGGTTTTAAGTTTGCATTACCTAAATATCCACCTTTTTTACTTGTCATCTTCCTTCACTTCATGATTAACATCAATAATTTCTTTGGTTCTACTCCTGTCAGGGTTGATCAGATCCTGTAATTCTGAAGTAGACCCAACGTAGATCGCATTCGTTGTATTATGATTATGCACAGTCTCGTCTTTGTTAACGTCCTTGACTTGCTTATGTAGATCCATGAGGTCTTTGTTTATATCAGCCACCGTCTTAAGGAGTGTTGCGACGACTTCATATGCCCTTGGTGCATCTCCCTCAGAAGCCACTTTAAGTATACCATCTATTGCTTCTTTACCATCACCAAGAAGTTCGTAAAGATTTGCACGTATTTTGTTGTAGTCTTTTTCTGAGTCATCCATGTCCACCTTTACTTCTTTTCTACTTTGCATTAGCTCTTTTTTGACTTCCTCTGGTTTCTTTGCTTCGAATGAAGTGTCAAGAGCCTCCGAAATTTTATCACTCATCATTTACCTTTCTAATAACCAGTTGATGTATCATCACTCACATCTAATTCTAGTGTATTATCAATTACAGATTCTGGTCGAGGTAATGGCTCACCATAGTCGATTATATAATCACCATGGAATTGTGTTTCTCCCATAACAAGACCGTTTGGCATATAATACTTAACTCCATCTATAACATGTATATGATACCCAACTGTGGTTTCACCCTCTCGCACTGAATCTGGAGAAGGGCTTGCAGCGACCGCAGCTTCTGCTGTTGAATATAGTGGGTAGTACCCATCTACCGAGAATGGTCCAGTGGTTGATGATGATATAGTTTCGTTAGGTTCTGTAGGAGATTCCCTTACTTGAATAACCTCCACGGAATTTACTTCTCTGGTTGAATCATTTGTATCAGTGTCTTCAAACATACGAATGTCTGTGTCTGTGATAACTTGTTCTTCCGTGGTTTTTCCGTAGACATATGTTTTTGCTATGAAACTAAATGTGGTTGTAATACTTCGTGTTTCAGAAAAATCGCCTTCATATATTTCGGAAATTCCTGTGCTAGTTAGTACAATGGGTACATTTACTTTTTTATTTAAATCATTAAAGTTTACAGATATTATAAACTCTGGACTAAAATATGGAAGTATCTGCTCAACTAGCTGTAAATTTTCGTCTATGTTCCGTGTAAATGTATATAACCCGAAGTTTACAAGGTATGGAACTTCTGCGTAAGCCATATTTGCGGTTCCATTATCATTCACATCACCAGACCGAGTTCTTCTTAATTTATTTGCTTTTCTTGTTGGATCATAACTCATACCCAACATTTCAAATCCCATACGTGGTAGGGTTATTCTTGATCGTGTAACATCGGAAATGGTACTAACTTCCTTGATTCTTCGTATGAATTTTTCTTTTGGTCCATACGTCAAAGGCACTCTGTCCTTTTCTATAAGTTCACCATCATCATTATATTTACCGACATACATGTCATTAAAAAGATTACCAAAACCAACAACGAGTTTTCTAAGAGATTCATTGTTATAATAAGAAAACATCAGTAACTTCCTCCACCAGAGAACGGATCATCTAAAGAAAAATCGATCAGGTTGTCTTTTTCAACTTCTAATTGTATATCTTCATTATCACCCTGAAGCGTTTCGTCTTCGGTGTTTATCTGACTAAAGAAGTCTGCGTTTCCTGTTGACCCAGCAAATCTTTCGGCATTACTTTCAAGCCCTTTAATGGAGCCACCCGATTCTAAAGTTTCGAAAGATCCAGACACATTACCTATTGTAAGCTGATCACTCCCATTCCAGTCTATTACTTGAGCAGTAGCCGTTGCTCTATCAATAGTAGCAAACGTACCGAAGGTTCCACCAACTTGGAATATGGTCTCACCTTCAAGATATTGATCTGTGGTATTTTCTGACCCTGTGGCGGGACCAATAGAGAGTATCTGTGCTTGTTCTTTTCTTTGTCGCATAAAACACTCATCAATTTCGCATATACCAGTATCAAATTCCTCATTATTATAGGCGAACAATTCAGTAAAAGCAAGGAATGAATATAAATTGCCTAGTTGGTACAGTGGGTTTTCGTGTTCAACGAATGTTATTTCAAATAACGAATCAGAGAGAACATAATAGATTAAATCACCCTCTCGGGGACGGATAATATCAGAATTCCTTTTTGTAACTTCTCGCTCAAATGTCCGTGTAGCAACTCTAAATGTTGCTTTATCTCTGAGATCAATTCCAAACTTACCAACAATATCACCATCACCACCAAAGGATTGTGGATTTTCCATATACATCTCGATAAGATAGGCTTGATCAAACGATGCTGTAGCATCCTCACCGTATATTGGATCGTAGTTGTTGAGCGTTCTTGGGATATAATAACAGTTTCTTCCGAGAGCGCGAATGAATTCAGCGTTAAGATCCTCTAGGAGATTTTGTTCGTTATTAACATCTCTGATGTATGGATTTTGTGCCATATTATCCCGTTATGAAGTGTGGTGGAAGTTCGTATTCGGATTGCATTCGTTGTTCAAGTTGGGCAACTTCTGCTGATCCCTCTTGGTATAGCTGTCCACCCCGAAGAGTAACACCACCAGGCATTTGAACGCCATCGAACTTAGATAGGTTTGCTCCCCACTGCCTCTTGATTAGTGCAGTGACATACTCTTTGAGATAGCGGTCATTGAAGATTTTAGGGTAATTACTTGGATTCAAAGTAGCGTACCCCTCAATAACAACATATTGTCCGGGGGAACAATCTCTAGCTAAATCTGTGTCCATTATGAGTCTGTCTGTTACCTTGCTAAAATGTATAATATGTTCTGGGTTAAAGAATTGTTCGACCATACTGATATATCTCATGGTGCTGTCATACCCAGCCAATCCCAAGGAACTAGCATAACCGAGGCCTCGATTAATTCCGAAGTAATCAGTGAGAGCTAACTGATATCGGATGTCAAACATATCTTGATTTGCGAGCGCACCGAATTTAAAAACCCGCACAATAGATAAAAGATCTTTACCAGATGGTCCCGGTGCATCCCCAAACCCCATGGCTTTTTGTATATTGCCAGTTGGGATATATTGGTTGTTAATATCTTCTTCTGTGATCTGATACGCAAAAATGCACCTCTCAACACCATCAAAGTGACGTTCTGAAAAATACTCCAGAGCATCATCAAGACGCTCTTCTGCTTGCTTGTAGTCTACGTTTATTTCGACAACTGGAGAACCGAGTCGTCTAAAAGCATAATCAATAAGAGTTTCTCTTGAATTTGGACTTGACATATTTACACCTCTCACTTATTTAGGGTATTTTGAGGTCTAAAATATAATTTTTAATCCTTCTCAGCTATCTTTACCCTTAGCTCAGTTATTTTGATCGGTTCATAATTTTCTATTATATTTTTTCTAATATTTTCCTTAGAATCTGATCCATCGTAATTTGTAAATCCAGGCATCTTTGCTGGACATTTCAATATGGGATAGTCCAATTTAGAATATTTTTCGCTTTCTGGTTCAAGCCAGGAAGTTTTTTTATCCCCGCAGCCACAGTTTGTACAATAAAATTTTCCCGGTTCCTTTTCACTTTTTCCTAAATGTTCACACGGACCCAGACTACCTCCGATTGAACTGTCACCGAAACAACTCAAAACTCTGAGCTGTTTTGTTGGAATATCAGTTTTTTTATTGCTAACGCCACGGGAAGCCAAGGACCGTGCAAATGATTGTATCATTGTTAATTTACTAGGCATTTTTTTCACACTCCTCATTTTAGTAGATGATCTAGATTTAAATGATGATTTATTACAATTACAATTACAACTTTTTCTGTGAATACTCATTATGATACTATGTCAGAATCCCCTATTTGAATTACACCTGTGGTTGTTCCCAACGTAGAAACAAACAATCTTTTCTTTGTTTGACCTGCTGTTGCTGGGGCATTAATTGTATAACCCCCAGCAACCACCGGATCCAAGAAGTATGCTTGACCGGCAGTTAATCCTGTAAATCCATCATAGAGACCATGACCAACAATTTCTACACTGTTACCAACAATAGATTTTACAATACCAATTGTTTCGTTCTTATGGAATGGTGATGTGGTAATCCCTGTATTCGCTGCGAATGAAGAAGTAATACCACCAGAAGAATCTACACAAACAAATTTACCTGTTAAGCCGGCTGTCGCTGCTGTTGCAATGTGAATAAAGGAATTACTTCCTGTGACTAGAACATTACCTTGTACAGTAAGTCCATGTGGGATGGTGTCAGCAACACCTAGATTTAAGAATCCTGCGGTATGACCACCAGAAGTACCTCTTTCCGCACTTATACCTTCAGCAAGAGATCCTGTAATGTCAATATCATAAATCTTTAGTTTGTTTAACTTAGATACAATTTCATCATTTGTCTTGGTATACCAATCAAAGAATGATGTGTTTGAATTTAAGTTTTCTATCTGAAATTGGTTGTCTTCTACGCCCATTTAATTTTCCTATACCCTTGTTATGTATTTGATTGATAATCTCTTATCTGCGGTGGTTCCACTAAGTTGGAACGCAGAATTTCCGATATGTGTAATTGTACCTGAAAGTGCTGTAATATCAGGATCTCCTTTAGCTGTCGAAACTGCTGAAAAAGATCCAGCGCCGTCTTCGACAAATATTGTTTCTCCTGTACCAAAAGCGGCTCTGTCTGTTGTCGAAAATAGTATATCTGCTGTTGTCGCGTTTAGAAGACTTCTAGCTTGGACAACACCAATAACTTTTCCACGCAGTAGTGAGGTTTCCCCTGTTTTTGAGCTTATCGCTGGTTCAGCGGCATATAATTTAGCACCAACAGCAGGTCTTTTCCCTGAAGCGAATGTTAAAAGTGCATATACTAGGTTTGATTTTTTATCCATATTATTTGGTGGAAGGTCTAGTCCTAGTTCTCTGTTATTTGAGTAGTTTGTTGGTTCACTGATGAGTGCGTATGAATCAAAAGTTGTTGGTGTATCTCCAGCAAAGGCTCCGATTCGGAGTGTATTTTCAATGTCAGACTCCTTTATGGATACACTTGTCATAAATGCATTCACGGGAATGATTGGACCATATAGATTTTTTTCTTTGGCTAATCCATCGTATGGTGTAATCAATGATTTTAGTGCATTTTCAAATCCATAATTGTTATTCGTATCAGATACTACAAATTCAACCTTTGTGTTATTTTTGCCCACCAATCTTTCATTGGTTGCAAGATCTCTAGATATTTTAACACCCTTTATAAACCACAAAGCCTCTTTAAGTTTTTTCAACTCAAATTCTACTGTTGGTGAAGTACCGTTACCTTTTGCAGAAATCGAGGGTGCTGTGACTCCAGATACAGTGAAATCTGATTCACTTAAACCACCTGCAACCGTATCAATATAAACCATTTCAACGGAGCCTGGTTTTTCTGCCCATTGCTTAACCTTATTATTATACCAACCGAGTGGCGATGAATCGGTAAATGGGGATCCATCAATTTGAGCTTCAATTGATACAGGTGAAATGGTCACCGGTAAAGTTCCTAGTGTTGAACCTGTCCCACCAAACCGAGTCTGTGTATTGAGTCCCGCTGCTCTGAGCGATTGCTGTAAGCTGAATACGTCATACCTCTTTATGTCATCAAACTGATATAGCGGAAACCCTGCTGTTATTTCTGTAGTGCTCGTTTGATTGTATAGATTATCTACACCGTAGAACGCTGCCGCACCTGTTCCAGTTGGTGCGTATGGCGAAGACACCGCTGTTTTAAAGTCTGCGAGGCTAACACCATCGTCAACGAACCTACCCTGATCATCACCAAAGAAGCTCAGTCTATCCCTCACCTCAAGTGATATCCAGTTACTATCGGTAAATCTATTATCACTCTGAGCAAGAGCAATCCAACTGTATCCATCTGCTTGCTCTATAACACCGGCTGGTAAAGAAGCCACACTAGTATATCCTGTGCTTGGTCTATATACAGACCCTGTTTTGATATCGGTCCTATTGCTGCTATTGTTACCCACACATAGGAAAAGAACTCCATCACCTATGGTTGGATCAAAGATAAAACACTGCTGGGTTTCTGGACCCTTTGATGAATCATACCTGTCGTAGATTGTAGACTTTTGCCAATCTTTTCTTGGAAAACATAGGCGGTAGTTATCACGAGCAACTCTCTGAAAATAACAAGCAGATAACCAAAATTCGTTGAGGCTTTCAAGGTCATTCTGGGGAATGTCTGTAAATGTATTTGAATTCAGAGAAACATATTGATTACCAGAGTAGATCAATTCACTCATCTGATTAGTGGCATTTTCAAACTTATTTGTTCCGGTGTTTAGAATTTTTCGTACTGCGGTAACCATTAAGCGTATCCTCCTATGGGACAAGATCCTGATGTTTCTCTGCCGTCATTTGGTGATGTGTTTCCGGAAGCAGCACTCAAAAACGCAAAGTCGTATATATTTAGTATTCCGAAAGAAGAACCAGATATGTCCACTGCGTCTGACCAATCAGGGAATGCATACGTTGTCATGTTTGTGTAGGTATTACCAGTCGCACCACCAGTAATTCCGCTGTGTAGCGTCGAACCAGAACAACCAGCCGTGGACTCTATGCTTGTTGTATCCCCTAGAGTGTATGGGAAATAGTTACCAATTATTGAAATTTCTTCTCCGGTTCCGGTCCCATCATAGGCACCTTCACCAAACACGGATATCTCCCACTCATTGAAAAATGGGATATCTTTATTTAATAATGTGTTATCATCTCTTGTATCATCACCAGATTTGAGTTGAGAATTTGATTGATTTAGGTTTGTCTGATCGGTAGATACTTCGACAAAATAACCACTCGAAGCCGGGATTATATGCTTACTGATATAATCGGCAATATGTTCTCTGGTTCTCGAACTAATTGTAATGTTATCTTGGAAGAAAAGTTTTACAACTAAAAGATTGCCGTCCACAACTTCTGTTTCTGTAAAAGAAGCTCCGAGTAAAGTATTACAAAAATATTTGACTGAATTGTTTGTTCCTTTTCCATCAACGAATCGGGTTTTAACATTATATAAAAAATTTCTGATAGTTCGGGGAGTAATTAGACCATTTAATTGAATTGCAAACTTCAAAGAATCAGGCAAATAGTTTGATAATAGGAATAGTGTTAGTTCTGGTGGACATTTTTGTATATTCTTTATGTCTTCAAAATTGTCATCTAGGATGTAACCACTACCACTTCTGGAATATAGCCAGTTGTAGTATACCTGAAATAGTTGCATAAAGTTCGTGTTAGACATTTCTTTCCTTTATCCACGCAGGAAGAGCCGGACTCGATGAAACATTGACTCTACTGGTAGGGTAAACCAGACCATTAATTGTTTGCACGACTCCCACTATTGGTGGATCGTTAGGTTCTCCACCACCATCATCCTCACCGTTTTCTTCCTCTTCTTCCTCATTTTCTTCCTCTTCCTCATTTTCTTGCGAAGTCCAGGCACCAAGGAGGATAGTTAAATCCGCACTATTAATCGTACTATCCTGATTAAAATCTGATCTTGTATTATATGCACTAGAGGCACCAAAGTCACCAAGAAATATAGTTAAATCCGCGGCATCAACCACACCGTCTTCATTAATATCGGGGGTTGGAACCCCACCATCGTTCTCGTTGGGATCTGTGTCCACACCAGTCGTAAAAGGAGGCTTTGTACTGTATTCTGGAAATCTCCCTCGAACATCATTACCTATGACAAGCAATCTGTTGCCATTTGCACCAGATGCACCGTCAAGACCAAGAGAGTTGTAGAGTGACAGCATATTAGGATCCCGTTATCTTTGGATTTGCAAGAATTTCATCTCTGACTTTAATTTCTCCAGGCTCTGCATACAGGGTTATACCGCTGACTTGAGAAACTTTGTTCATGTCTAGGGTGAATCTTCCTGTAGTGTGATCAAAACTTGTATCCAGAGTTAGACCATTACCTGTTACACCGAAAGATATAGTATCTGGTTTTGTATATAATAGTCCAGTAAAGGATGGCTCATTAGAACCTGATTGAGTTGTTCTGAATTTAATTCCAAATGTAGCACCCGAATTGTTTTCGAAGTCCGTCACTATCTTGTTCTTGAAGTCAAACTTACCCGAAAGCTCCTCAGTGCCACCCGAAAATATAGAATTACTTTGTGCGATTGGTATTTTCGTGGTTTCGAATTTTATGAGACTTGCATTCAAGTCACTGCTGAACGTCTGGTTGAAACCACGTCTATATGTGTTATTGAAGTTCTCTACTGATGAGTTCGACGTAAACGTGATATCAGCTTCAAGTGGCTCTCTGTACTCGAATGTAGTTCCCATCATAACCTCTTCGGCGAAGTTAGTTTCAATTTCAGAAACCACGGAGCTACTTTCAGACAGAGAATCTCCCGCACCAGAATTCAGTGAGGTATCGAACAGGGAGAACAATACCTTACCCGGCGTCTGTTCGGCTGCTGAATTACTACCATAGACAGATATGCTATTCAGAGGATTTGACCCAGTGGTTACTAGACCAGTATTCAAAATTCCTACCTCGTAGTCTGCTATGGATACGAGTCTACCACCACCAACAAAGTTTCTGGGTGCCGCAAATTTTATAACATCGATATTGGGTGAGCTATATCCCCCACTAGAAACTGTACCAGAATTTGTTATTGAAATAACCGACTCCAATCCAGTGAAATTGGTTGCCCCATTTCCACCATCACCTGAGCTTGATACGTAAGATATAAATACAGTTTCCGTTTCTCCCACACCACGTCCAACAGAAGATCCTTCTGTTGCTCTAGGCGCACCAAAATAAACTGTGTAACCATTGCGGGTTGTTTCGATATAATAAACTCTACTAGAAGCAGATAGACTTGAGTTTGTATTATTGACTCTAGTATAGTCTTTAAGACCATCAGATTCATTAACCTGAACTCGAAGAGTTCGGGGATCTAGATTCTTATTGTTGATATTAAATTTTTGATTTGTGTAATCAATAGTTACAGGTGAATTAATCACAACTGACGATGACTGGTAAAATTTAAAGTTTTTAGTTTCTTGTGGTTCGAGTGTATTACTGATTGGATCGGTGTCATTTAACTGGTTTACGTAAATAAACGTATAACCTATACCATTCTTTACTCCTGATACAGTCGTGTTATATGGTGTCAGTGTTGCGGCCTGACCATCAGTTCGTGTATTAGTAAGTCTTAATGTAGCTGTTGATGCATTTCTGTGGTTTATTGTATAGCCTAGTGGCTTTGACAGTGAAATTAAACTCTCGACTCTTTGAGCAGAGTCGAGGAATGATTCATTCATGAGCATGTTTGAGTAAAACGCATAGTATAGGGTATTATATGATAACAAATCAACTACAGTATTTGCTATTGAACCATCAAAATCCACATCAAGTTGATTATCTGGGTTAGTCAGAAAACTTTTAAGGTTTTCTTTGATGTCATCAAAATCTAAACTTCCAAGTTGTATTGGTTGGGTGCTCATTTAATTTTCCTGTATAACAATTTTTACATTGTCAATTTTATCATTTTTCGAAGATTTTAGTGTATAGGATACAAGTAGTTCGATTTTTCCATCGTCCAGTACGGTATCCTCGTTCAAAATTTTCATATCCTTAAAAGTTGCTCTAGGTTCATACCTATTTATATTCGTTCTCGCGTCTTCTGCCAGAAAGACAAACTCTGACCTATTCATATTAACCAGTTTATAGTACATACTTTCAAGACCAACACCAAACCCAGGCAAGAAGGGTTTTTCATTTTTACGTGTCAATAAAATATTTGTAATAGATTGATTGATAGCTCTAGTGTCTTTAGTAACACCCAAATCTCTTGTAAAAGTATTAGTATCAAAGTCTAAATTAAAATCTGTGTTATTAGCCATTATTATGGACTTTCTATCTTAGAATCTCGTATTAAAGTCAAAATCATTTTATAATTCTGTAAAGATGGTATTACATGACGTATATTTGATATGAGCCAACATCCAGAATACTTTTCACCGAGTGGACTATTGTCAGTCGGAATATTAATAAATTCACCTAATCGCAGATTCAAATTTCCGGGAACTATACAAACAGCCTGCTGTGCAGTATATAGGTTTACCAGAGCATTTCTATAGAGCGGAGTTTTCTTTCCTGTAGACCAAAACGTGCTATATGTGCGCAGGGCTTTAAAGGTGCTATAGTAGTTCTTACCGTGACACTGGACACCACATGCACTTTCAATGGCATCGGGATCTAAAACAAAGTATCCATCGTAATCGGTATCACCAATACAATCAGAAATTTGACTTTTAGCAAATTTCATTTCTTTATCGGTTGGTTCTCTGAATAGTGGTACTGCGGATGCCTCTCCAGTATTTCCGCCAGTACACGGACAATTACATAAAGAGTTTTCTGCACTACACCCGGAATTATCTACAGGACCATTTATGTTGATACAATCAAAATAATCCCTATTAAGTACAATACTTTCTTGTTCTGAATTAGCAATACGTTTTTTTACTTCTGTTCTTATATTTGGATAATCATTACTCATGATGAACATTTCCCGTCGTGATCATTTTCTGCTGAGAACAGATATACAGTTACATCTGTTGCTTCTGTGACTGTTTCCTTTGGTTGAGGACTGGCATTTTCTCTGATGTCTGGTCGATCTCCTATATCGTCTCTAATAAAGGTTGTGGGGTTTTCTGTAGATGAATCGATAAGTGTCAATTCGGCTGTAGAACCACCGAATGTTGTAGGTAGATTTTTAGTTCCTAATATACTATTAAGTAGACCGACAACACCATTTGGTCCTGCACCACCAACATCACTAGAGTCATATGGTGAATCATCAATGTTACCTTTAAGATTGATTAAATCAGATGAACTTATTGATGACATTTCCACAACCGATCCCATATATTTCTTTGGTAAAGGGGTTGTACCTTCTCCCGCATTACTTCCAGATGTCATACCACCAATAGGAATTAAACTAAACCCAGAAGGATAGTTGTAGCCTTTCGTATTTAAACCTGCTCCGGTGAAGGCTTTATTATTTGTTAATTCTAGTGTGTTATACGATGTGAATAGACCACGTCTGCCACCACTAACAGGGGTCACAAAGAATTCTTGCTCTTGGTTGATTTTATACTCTTGTCCTGCTCCACCCTCCTGGCTAGCAATATTTGGTAGACCAAAAGATAAAGTAATACCTTGTTCACCACCGGAGTTACCAGCAAAATATATCTCATGTTCTCCTGTTGCAGGATTTATGTCTTTCTGACCAAGATAGTCATAATACGTAAAGTCATCATAATTATCAAATGAAACGCCAACCAAATCTTCTCCTGTTATACCAACTACCCCTACAGTAACACCTTGG